CTATGAATGGTTGAAGCAAGGATTGGAAGAGACAACTCTTTTCACTCCCTTTGAGAAGGCTGATATTCTCATCCATTGGATGGAACATACAGACCCTCAATGTTTTGAAGCACAGGACGCAAACGATTGAAGGAACGGGTTTTAATTAACTCATTTCTTTAGGAGTACCTACAATGAACACTTTAAATCTCATCCGTAAGCAAATCGACAAAGCAGCAGCACTTCATGACGCACAAATTGCTATGACTACCTATCGTGGTGTCAAGTTTGAGTGTAAGAGTGGAGAGGTTGACGAAGTGCATGGCACTTTCTGCTATCGTGGACATACTTACAATAAGTGATATGCAAATACTACAAATAACTGGGTTCGTAACCCTTTTTTCTGTAGCATTCATTTCACTGATATATGGAGAGATTAAACTTCTTTCCAAATAATTACAGAGGGGAATTGCTTCCCCTCTTTTTTTATGCTATAATAGGTCGTGAAGCAACAACTACATATGGATAAAGAACGACTGAAACTTATTGTTCGTAATCTTGAATTACTTGTTGACGGTCTAAAGGCAGAAGTGTATTCTGATGTGGATGCATACAAACCAAGAGAAGTTCCTTCAAGAAAACTAGATTATGATGAAGTCTTTGAGGACGATGATGACTAATACGAATCGCACAAAGAGACTTATTAAAATGCTTGAAAGGTTTCTTGAAAGTGACCATTTGCAAGAAGCAGAACAGGTAGAAGAAGCAAAGAGAGAACTTGCCTCTCTTAGAGAACAAATTGAGCAAGTAGAAAAAGACAATTACAAAGGATTTGGTAAAAAATGAGTGTACGATTGATTAGTGTGACTCCCGATGCGGAGAAAACAATGGGTTATGTTGCTCGTGTAAGCAATCCATCTAACCAAGAGAATCCCAAGGTTGCAGGACTTCTCAAATATTGCGTGAATCACCAGCACTGGTCTGTCTTTGAGCAGGCATTCATGACTCTTGAGATTGAGACTACTAGGGGGCTGGCAGCTCAAATTTTGAGGCACCGTTCGTTCACATATCAAGAGTTTTCCCAACGCTATGCTGATTCCTCCCTATTGGGTGAGACGATCCCTCTCCCAGAACTCCGTCGTCAAGACACCAAGAATCGTCAGAATTCTATTGACGATATTGACCCGTTTACGATTCAAAAGTATCAAATGCTGATGCAGGATCACTTCAAAGATGCGATGGAACTCTATCAAAAAATGCTTAATGAGGGAATCGCAAAGGAATGTGCTCGTTTTGTGCTTCCTTTGGCAACACCGACTAGACTCTATATGAGTGGTTCCTGCCGTTCTTGGATTCACTACATCACTCTGAGGTCTGCAAACGGCACACAGAAGGAGCACATGGACATTGCAGAGGCATGTAAGAAGATCTTTATTGAGCAGTTTCCGACTGTTTCAGAAGCCCTTGAGTGGAAATGAAATATTTTCCTATAACAGTTATTGATGATTTCTTTGATGATCCTGCAGCAGTAAAAAATTTTGCTGAAAGTGTTGAATACAATGATCCAAATGAAACCAATTATCCTGGAGTAACGTCAAAAAAACCAATACCAGAATTGTATCCACAGTTAGCTGACTGGATACAGCACAAGTTAATGTCCATTTTTTATCATCAGGACAGTGGTGTGGGATGGGATGTTGATATGGAGTTTCAAAAAATTGCTCCATATGATTTTGATGATCAGTTTCATATTTTGAATTGTGGAATACCACATATTGATTCTACCGCCAATGCTGTTGTTTTAGCAGGTTTGATTTATCTTAATGAAAATCCATCTCTGGACACAGGAACATCTATTTTTTGTAAAAAGAAAGGATGCGAATTTTATATGGTTCCAGAAGAAGTGGTAAAATTTTCTAGAAAATATCATTCCACTTCCGATTCAACAGAATTTATTCATATAGCGCAAAGACATTTATCAATGTTTGAAGAAACTGTTAGAATACAGGCAAAGTTTAATAGAATGGTAATTTACTCTGCTGATGATTATCATGCACAAACAACTTATGGAGTAAAGGGTGGTCCAGACAGACTTACACTTAGATTTTTTATTAATAATATTGTTTGTTCTGATCAAAATATGCCATTACTTAGAAAATTTTAATTATCCCAAAATGAATCTAAATACGTTTATCTTGAATTTATAACAATGGCAACATACCCTGTAGTAAATAAACAGACTGGTGAACAAAAAGAAGTGAGCATGAGCATTCATGACTGGAATAAATGGTTAGAAGACAATCCTGATTGGCATCGGGATTGGTCCGACCCTTCTACTGCACCGATGGCAACAGACGTTGGAGAATGGAGAGATAAACTAGTTAACAAACATCCTGGTTGGAATGAAGTCCTTAATAAGGCAAGTAAAGCACCAAAATCAACGATAAGAAAAATCTAGTATGGCAAGAAGAAAAAGAGCATCTGCAGAGCAACCAATTGGTGTTGGACTCACGGCAAAGCAGATGAAGAGGAAAAAACCTCTAAGTGCAGAATACTTGGTCGATATTGAACCACTCACAGAGAATCAAAAAAGACTTTTTGATTCATATAAAGAGCAAAAACATCTAGTTGCCTATGGATGTGCTGGTACTGGTAAGACCTTTATTACACTCTATAATGCCCTTCAAGATGTTCTGAATGAATATACACCTTACGAGAGAATCTACCTTGTCAGGTCTCTTGTAGCGACCAGAGAGATTGGTTTCTTGCCTGGTTCCCATGAAGATAAGGCAGATATTTACCAAATTCCATATAAGAATATGGTAAAGTATATGTTCCAAATGCCAAGTGATGCAGACTTTGAGATGCTCTATGGCAATCTCAAGGCACAAGAAACAATTAAATTCTGGAGCACATCATTCCTTCGTGGAACTACTCTTGACAATTCAATTATTATTGTTGATGAGTTTCAGAATCTCAACTTCCATGAACTAGATTCTATTATCACTCGTGTTGGTGAAAATACTCGCATTTGCTTCTGTGGTGATGCACGTCAATCAGATTTGACCAAAACAAATGAAAGAAATGGTATCGTTGACTTTATGAACGTCTTGCGTAAAATGCCATCTTTTGATACAATTGAATTTGGGGTCGATGATATTGTTCGTTCAGGACTTGTCAAAGAATACATCACAGCAAAAATTGAAGCAGGTTTTTAATGTTTAATCATGTTGATATTAGTCTCCCTCAACTTGAGAGAGAGACGATTGATGGAGTCAGATATTACTCTGTTCCAGATGAAGAAGAACTCCTCCGACTGGTCTCCATCACTTCGGTGACCAGTCATTTTAATAAGGAAATCTTTGTTAATTGGAGGAAAAAAGTTGGTAATGAAGAGGCAGACCGTATCACAAAACGTGCCACAAGTCGTGGTACAGATATGCACACCTTAGTAGAACATCATCTCAAGAATGAAGATTTGCCTAAGGTTCAACCTATTTCAGATTTCTTATTCAAAATCTCTAAGCAAACTCTCAAAAATATAAATAATATATACGCACTTGAAGGTTCCCTATATAGTAAACAGTTAGGGATTGCGGGAACCGTCGATTGTATTGCTGAATACGAAGGCGAACTAGCAATAATTGACTTTAAAACATCTGCAAAACCGAAACCACGAGAGTGGATCGATCACTATTTCGTACAGTGCATGGCATATGGTTGTATGCTGTATGAACTGACTGGTATTTCAGTCAAAAAACTTGTAATTATTATGGCTTGCGAAAATGGAGAATGCATCGTCTATGAAGAACGAGACAAATCAAAGTACATCAAACTTCTTACCGAATACATTAGAAAGTTTGTTAGAGATAAACTGGAACTATATGGAACCGAATAAAGAACTAGAACAAGCAATTGAGAAAAAATTTCTCACACCTTCTAAATTTGCATTAGAAATTGAAAAAATTGTTGCCGAAGAAAAAATCAATTATATTGATGCTATCGTTCACTATTGCGAAATC